TACCCATTTACCGTCAGATGCTTTTAGTATGTCTTCTTTTGGATAGTAGATATCAATGTTTTCATTATACAATGCTCTGAAAAGGAACTTAACAGATTCTTGTGTTCCGCTAGATTTATAAAATTGAGTTACCAACTTTAAGAAAAGTCTTTTGTCGGTTACAATCTCTTGAGGAAAATAAGGAGCTAAATCCTTTTTTAATTGTTCAATGTAATAGTCATCGGAACTATCAATGTCATTTGCATTACGTAATGCATCAATTTCAAAGGAAACGCTATTTGTAGTTTCCAGCCATTCATAGTATTTCTCTAAGAATGTGACAAATTTTGGATAGTCACTTCTTACGAAATCTGGTAACTGTGAAGATACCAGGTTTGATGTGCGAACGTTTTCCATTAAATTGTATTAGTTTTAACAACAACGCTAGTAGGATCATCTGCATCCAGAACAAGCATTTTATTTAATTTAGATTGAATGATACTAATCTTTGGCTTAATGTGAACCATGATATCGCCGAAGTCATTGTTAACTGCTGTTGGATTAAAATTACTGATTGTTATTTTACCCAATGTATAATCAATAACACCAGTTACACCATTGTTTTTATTTTTGTTCAAAATAACTTTGGTACTTTGACTACTGATTTCATCCGGCTTGAAGTATGAAATTCTGATTTGTCCATAACGACCTTCAAGCACAGCCAATCCAGCACCCAAAGATCCACCACCGCCAGTGATTTGGACGGCTGCTGTGGTGTATCCGATGCCTGGATTTGTGACAGTAATTTTGTTCAATTTTCCATTCACTATTTCAGCGACTGCTATTGCACCTTCTCCGTCTCCAACAATTGTGACCTTTGGAGTTGATGTGTAGTTAAACCCTGGATTACTTACAGTCACAGATTCTAATCCAGAAAAAGATGATGGAACTTCTTCAAAAAAACATTGGCGAGAAACACCAATCTCATCGGTCATTGTGAAATCGGGTGTTGAGTAGAAGTTATCGTTTGTTGTTCCTCTAGCCAATTCAAAACCAAAATCGAGAATATATGTATCAGCATTAATTAAATCGGGTCTGAATTTTTTAGCAACAAACAAACTCACTTCATTAGAAATAATTGACCTATCAAAATTATCAATTGCGGTTTCAAGACCAGAAAATCTAAAATAGGTATTGAATTGATTCAAATTCGTAGAAGTATAATTTTTAATTAAAGTTACTATTGCGCTTTTTAATTCAGAATCGTTTAATGACAATTTTGATTTATCATAGAAAACGTTTGCTTCAACTTTTAGATAATTGTAGTCAATATCAACAATCTCTGGTGTAATTGTCAACATACTGATTGGCTTCAATATGGTATTTTTTACAAAATCTTTTTCCGTATCTGAAACTTCAAAACCCAATTTTGGTTTTGCTGAAACGAAAACTTTACCAAAAACTGGTGGATCATTTTCTTCTCCACCCCATACATTCACCGCTTCAAAAGCAGGATAGTTTTGTTGAATTAACTTGATGTAATCATTCTTAGTCACAGCACGATTCTGTGATAGTAGAGCAAGAGGTGCGGCAAATTTAATTGAATCTACTGATTCTCTGGTGACACCACCAGCAGCCGCAGAAATTGAATTTACAGAAATTAAACTAAATCCACCAACTGTTGCGGAAGAAACAAAACTATTTGCTTTGTTTGATGCATCTGCACTGGTAATCAAATATTCTAGGGTGATTACACCACCATCCGGTATCTTTTTACCTAAAGTGTCATCACCAAAGTAAACTTCGTATTGTCCGTTTTTACCTTCTTGTAGGTAATAAACTTCGGATGTTGAATTTACAGTAAGTGCATTCGTAGATAAATCATAGACCACAGTTTCTGTATTTGAAGCAGACTGTTTCACCGAAACTCTCAAAGTTGTCGTATCAATGTTCGCATCTGGTATTGTAAACAGTTGTTTTGGATTAGAAAATAAACTATTGTTGTAAGAGTATGAAACTAGTTGTCCCTGATAGATTGGCACGTTTGTGAAAACAAAATTGTTTGCTGTTTTAGAAACTGTTGTAGATTCTACGGTAACAAACTTGTATGATACACCATCTAATTGTGAAGACGAAAATGCATAACCTCTAGGCAGAGTTAATGAACCTGGAGTAGAATTTGTTGTTTGAATAGTTACATTAACAATTGCTCTCGGTGCTCTAGCTGAACGTGGTGTATATCCAACTCGTTTTGCATGTGAAACAACAGAATTTCTAAGAGAAGCACTATCCAAGAATGCTTCATTGGCAATCATATTCAAGTAATATGCATTGTAGTGAGTATTGTATGCTAGAATGTCCAATAGAACACTTAAGCCAGAACCTTCAAAATCATAGTCTTGAAATTCAGTTTGTTGTCTTAGAAAATTTCTAAGATTAGTTTTGATAGAATCAAAATCTAATTCGGTTACATTTAAACGGTCCGCCATCTTATCTGTCTCGTTGTAAGAAGAAGTTTATTGTTATTGGGTCTGTTCTATTGACTATCAAAAATGTCATACCGATACTGTAAGAATTGCCTTCATAATTTGGCGAAACAGCAACGCTTTTTACGATAACTCTTGGCTCATAATTTTCTAGGGTCTGAACAATCTCACGCTTCAAGGCGGAAGATGTTATGGAATCCATGTTTTCAAATAGCAAGTTGCGTACACCGGAGCCCAACTGAGGCTGGAAAGGTCTTTCGTACCGAGAAGTGGAAATCAAATTCTTAACCGAATTGATTACCGCCATCTCGTCAACGTGCTTATTCACATCCTTCTTTATAGGATGGGCTGTGAAAGACAAGTCCAAGTCTTTGTATTTTCTGGTTGTTGCGCTTACTACTGTTGCCATGTTCTATTTATCAGCTAATTCTTGTAATAAGTTTATCTGTTCCTATATAATTTTCTATTAAAGCCGTCTGAGACTGACCCATTGAAGAAAATTGCCGAACTTTTGCAAAATCATCCATCAATGTTTTACTGTTGGTATAAAAATTTTCATCATGCAATTTTCTTGTGTCCATGAGACTTATAACATTTGCTAAATTATTATAAATTGTATTAGCTTGTGGTAATGTCAAACTGCAAGATCCTCCGCCAGAAATGCTAGTTGATAGTATTACCGTATTTGCAATGATGTTTGTGTTTGCTTGAGACAATTCTGGATCAATAAAAACGCTAGTGAAACTGCCAAAAATTGGAGCAGTATTTTGAATTCCATCGGTTTGATAAATGATATACATTAGTCCTTTTGCTACAGCCATCGCATTATCATAATACGGTTTTGCTTGAGCGGCATCTGGATTATTTGTTGCATCCGTTTGAAAACTTGTAACACCAGAAATTCTATTTGTGTGTGCCACAAAATTGGCAGAATTGGTGTATAAATTTGAAGATACATTTATTGAAACAATGTCAACTACCATGTTTAATTTATCTTGTACACCCAAATTTGTATAACTTGTAATTGTAAGTATTGTATCCCGTAATGTATTTGCAGAATTTAAAATGTTAGCTACTGAAACCGAAGTTGGATTTTTAAAGTAACCACTAACAGAACTATTCGCAATATCCTCCGATTGCCAATCAGTAATTATAGTCGGAACACTATTCAAATGTTCTTTTGCATCCACGGATAAATCTGGTATATCACCTCTAGTGTCTATGTAATTGTATCCTAATTTTTGAAATAATTTAGCCATAGTATTTTTCCTTATCAAGCACTTAAAAATTTACCTATTACGGGTCCAGCTTTTGGATGACTGTGTGTATTATAAATCAAAGAATTGATTGTGTCAAACATGAAAACTGCTGATGAAATACCAATACTTGCATATCCAATATTACCGACAAAGAAATTTCCTATTGGAGCATTTACAGACACTAATGATGTAATTGGTCCAACTGTAGTAATAGATCCTGGAGTCGCAACTGGAGTTAATGGAGTGGGCAAGCCCAATGATAACCCACCAAGAGAAGATGTGAATCCATATGGACCAGCAAAAACACCCATTTTTGCATTCACTCTTGATTCCGCAGTAAGCGTGTCGCATGTAATTGAACCATGAATGAATAAATCTGATCCTAAATTCAAACTTTGCGCTGATGACAAACTCAAAGAACCACCAAATTTTTCACTTGCACTAACGCTAACATTTTTATTACCAGAAATTGAAAGATTTCCAGCACTCAGGACATTCATTTTTCCTTTTACTGCAAGATTGTAATCTCCACCAACTTCCTGATTTAAATCACCATCCACTTGCATATTACAATCGCCTTTAACAACGATGTTACATGCACCGCTAACATAAATGTTTTTCTTTCCGATTGTAATATCAAAGCCTTCACCAAAAACTTTTATAACTTGATTTCCATCTGGATGCATTTCAATAAAGTTTCTAGATTTTCCGTGTTGTATGCGTACCCGTTCTCTTCCTGGAGTATCATCTAATTGAATTGAATGTGCTCCCTCACTATCCCACGTTTGATTGTATGGATATAATGGTGGATTGTCAACCGAGGCTGGAGATGGCGGTTCTTGAAATAAATTATTTGATGGATTGGAACTGAATGCACCAACCACCTGTTCATATGATTTAGTATAGTCGCTATTTGTTGCCATAATTTTTTAAGGAGTTTTTGATTTTTGGCTTGGTGCAGTTGGAACTTGTAATCCTGCAGGCACGGAGCCAGTGTATGAAGTGATTGTCGCATTAGCTTTGGTAACTTCATCTTGAGTGGTTGGTACAAATAAACCAACTGTTGATGAAACTGCAATTCCTACAGCTAAACCCGCAACAGTAGCAGATGCGGTTAGAGCGTCTTTAGTTGCTGTTGCAACGTCTTTTATTGCTCCTGCCAATTCTGTATAACTTTTTCCGGTATCAGATGGAGAAATATATGTATCTTCTGGCGCATCAATTGAAGATACATTTCCATTTGTATCGGTAATTAATTGGGAACCATCTTCAAATGTTTGTATAGAAGACCCATCCTCAAATTCTTGTGTTCCTACTGTCCATGTTGGACTAGTTGGTGCAGATTCAGTCCATACTTCACTAAAAATACTTCCTAAAGCCGATAACAATTTATTTAGACAGTCTCTCAACATTTCTAAATATTTTTTTGGCAAACTAAGAATCCATTGAATGAGTGCTCGGATCTTAACTAATACAGCAAGAACATATTTTTCAAATTCTATAATTGGTTGAATGTATTCTTGATTGATATAATTAATATACTCGGCTATAGACTTTAGCATATTGATAACTG